ACATTAGACAAGCTTGATAAAGCGCTTGAGTTTAAGAACGGTAAACGGTCATTCTCGGAGGTCGAGGAAGCAGCTGCCAAATGCGATTTTAAAACATTACTCGCAGCTGGAGATACCGTTGTTGCAAAATTCTCGGCCATTGGTATTGCCGGAATTACTGCGATTCAAAACATTACCAACAGAGCCGTTGACGCCGGAATTAAGATTGCAAAAAGTTTGTCAATCGATCAGGTCACTGCCGGATTTTCAAAATACGAGCAAAAGACTGCAAGTGTGCAGACACTAATCAACTCCACTGGTAAATCTATTGATGAAGTTAATGAGTATTTGGATAGATTAATGTGGTTCTCCGATGAAACTTCTTATGGTTTCACGGATATGACTCAGGCACTTGCCACTATGGTTAGTGCTGGTGGTGATATTGACAAGATTGTCCCTATGATTGAGGGTATGGCGAACGCAACTGCTTTTGCAGGCAAGAGTGCAGCTGAATTCAATCGTGTTATTTATAATTTGAACCAGTCGTATAGCGCTGGCTATCTTCAGTATAGGGATTGGTACAGTGTTATGCAAGCTGGAGCCAATTCTAAGCAGCTCGTTGAAGAATTAATTCGCGCCGGAGAGGAAGCCCATACAATTAAAAAAGGCGAGGTTACTATAAGCAATTTCGCTAACACTCTTAGCAAAAAATGGGCAAATAGAGAGGTTATGGAAAAAGGCTTTGGGTATTTCGATGAAATGACCCAAAAGGCCTATGAGATGATCGGAACCATTGATGCACAAGGAAACGTAATAGAAACAGCGACGAGAGCATATGAAATCCTTAGTGAACAATACGATGGGGTATCAATGAATGCGGCAAACGCCGCACAGGAAGCAAAGACTTTTACTGAGGCCATTGACTCAACCAAAGATGCCGTCAGTTCCGGTTGGATGCGGACCTTTGAGATCATCATTGGTAATTATGAACAGGCAAAAACCCTATGGACTGATGTTTCAGAGGGTCTTTGGGATATTTTTGCCGGTGGGTTTGAAGAAAGAAACATCCTTCTCGAATCAGTATTTCAGACAAACCCTGTAGAAGATTATGCAAAAAGTCTTGAGAAAGCCGGAATAAAATTTGACGACTTCAAGGCTAAGATGAAGGCCGCTTATCGGGAGACCGGTAATGCCGCCGACCGTATGAGCGATCGTGACTTTGAAACGATGACCGCTGGTGCTACCAGCTTTAACGATCTTCTTAAACAGTCCTGGGTTAATTCTTCAATTCTTGAAAAAACGCTTGGCAATTTCGCTCCGAATATGTCGGATGCATCTACCGGTACAAAGAAACTCTCTGGTGACATTAAATCCCTGCTTAAAGATGTAAATTCTGGTAAATACGGCTATGGCATCAAAGAACAGCAGAAGAACCTAATCGCTGCTGGATTTGACGGAAGTGCGCTTGGTGATAGATGGCTTAATAAAATGTATAATGCCGTTGGTAACGGCAACAAAGAAGCAATTGAATCTATCAACGAGATGATGTTTGCAGTCGAGGTATCAAATGATTCTCTTGAAGAGCAGGTTAAGCTTTATGACGACTTGAAGTCTGGAGCGAAAGATTTTGATAACTCTTATTATGCTCAAAATACTGGCCGTACCATTGCACTCGATGGTATAAAGAATGTCCTTTCTGCAATTGGTGATCGTCTTGGAACTATTGGCAAAGCGTGGGATAAAGTATTTCCAAAAAAGACCGCCGATCAGATAAAGCAATATGTCATTGCTTTCCATCAGTTTACCGAGTCACTTAAAATGGGTGCTCATCAGGGAATTGTTGTTGAAGAAGTTGCGACAAGAGTTTTTACAACATTGTCGAAAGTGCTTAGCGTCATTGGTGGAATTGGCCGCATCGGTGTTTCTGCAATTAAACTGCTCGGTCGGTTTACGAATTGGGTACTCAATCTTGAGTCTGTTCAAAATGTACTTAATAAAATCAAGGAATTCTTTGGATTTGTTGAGGGTAGTGTAAATGGCGGACTTGATTCCTTTGCTCAAACACTTGCGAATATTGCTAACTATCTTGATAGTTTAAGTGATACAGATTTTGATAAACTACCAAATAATGTTAAGAAACTTGCTAAATATTTTGCACCACTCACAAGAGCCTGGAATAAACTAAAAGGTGTTTCTGCTCCGGTGATCGCGTCGTTAATTTCGTTCTTCACAAATGTTGGGATATGGCTTTATACGAATGCAATCACCCCATTTACTAATTTTATTAATGAAGTTATTAATAGTGAAAGCCCAATAGAGACGCTGATTGCTGGATTTAAAAGTTTTGGGAAAAACGCCTATGCAAGCATTAAGAAGGTATGGGATTTGATCCGTACCGGAAATATTGGCGCTATTTTCGACAGCATTTCCAAGGCGTTCCCCGGATTAAAGGGAATTATTGATAGCATTAGCGAAGCATTTGCGAAACTTACAACCAATGCTGATGGCACAAAGAAATCCCTTGATTTTAGCAAGGTAATCTCCGCACTTACTTTTGCCGGCTTGTTCGCTGTGCTTGCTAAGCTTGCAGAAGGCTTAAATAGCCTTAAAAAAGCAGCAGATTCTATTACTACAACTTTCTCAAGTATAAAGAGTCTAATTGCCAGAAAATTTGGCAATAGTTTCTCAAATAACATCAAAGCAATCACGACCGCAATTGCCACACTCGCAGTTGCATTGGTTGTATTAACGAGAATCGATCAGGGAACACTTTGGAGTGCCGCCGGTGTAATAATCGTGCTGATGGTAATCATGACCGCTTTGTCGATTTATATGGCTAATGTGGCAAAGAAATTTTCAAAGAAAGATTTCAAGCAGATGAATGGTTTCATAAAACCAATGCTTGGAATGGCCGTTAGCTTGTTAATCGTTGCCAAAGCAGTTCAGAAGCTAAATACTGTATTCCGTGGTATTAAAGGCTTGGGTCAAACAATGACTCGTGTGGTTGGTATACTTGCTTTGGTTGGAGGTCTTGGATTAGAAATTATAGGCTTTGCGGCACTCATGTCTATGTTGAAGGGCAAAGTTGAAACTTCCGTATTCGTTATGCTTGCAATTGCCGCTGCTATTTGGATTATGTCCAGAGCGGTTAATTCTATACAGGACTTGCAACTATCTGAGGATGCTGCACAGGTAATTCTTTGGACGTTGGCAACAGTATTCCTTCTCGCATTGGCTATTGCCAAGTTAAGTAATTCTCCAATTCAAAGTACAACCAAGCTATCGCCTTTGGCAAACACATTTGTTACGATAGCAGCTTTGGCCGTTGGGGTATACTTTGCTTTGAAAGCCATTGAAAAGCTTAAAGAGCTTAGTATGGAAGATATTATGGCTCAGCTGTGGAAGGCCGTTCCGGTGCTCGGCGTCGTTGTGATTGTTGCTTTGGCGCTTAACTTTGCCGCTAAAAAGTTACAGCCACTGTCCAAGACACTTGCTGGATTCGGCATTGCAATTCTAGCTGTTGTTGGAGCAATATATTTGCTTGTGCTTCTTATTGGCAAGTTGAATGAGATGCAGTCAGCCGGTGGAGATATAGGCGCAGCGGCAATCACTCTAGCATTTATCATAACGATGGTTGCATTGTTGGGTAAGGTAACAAGCGATGCCTTAAGCAAAGCCGATGACCCAGGTAAAGGTTTGGTAAAACTCGCTGCATCTTTGCTCGTGTCTGTAATCGCAATCGCCGGTTTGGTCGGTGTGTTGAAGCTGATTGATTTGGCGTTTGGTGATATGAATGCGGAACGGATAATACAGATTGGTGTTATCTTGATCGTAATTGTTGGATTAGTTGCGGGACTTGCTTTGGCTATAGGAAAAGCGGGTCAGTGGGGTGAAGGTAAAGGCGTTGGCGTACTTATAGCCGCGCTTGCCGGCGTCGTTGTTCTTGCTGCTATTCTTGTCGTATTATCGTCATTTTCTTGGGATCAGTTAGTGTTTCCGTTGGTCACAATAGCGGTCGTTATGCTTGCCATTGGCGGCATGATGTTGCTTATTGGCATTGCAGCCAGCAAAGCAACCACCGCCGATGGTCACGCTCGTGGATTGCTTGGCGCATTCTTAGTTATCATCGCTATTGGCGCTGCTTTGGCACTTGTTGCGACCCAACCTTGGCAAGGAATCGCTGCTGCCGTTGTTGCAATGATTGTCGTCATGGCTGCAGTAGCCGCTATGTTGTGGGCGATTAGTAAGATCAAGTTCTCACTAGATTCCGTATGGAATATACTCGCAGGTATTGCCGTATTGGCAGCAATTGTTATCGCAATTAGACTCCTTGTTCCTGCAATGGAAGCGCTTGCTAAATTGGATAGCGGGGCAATGTTGAAGAATGTTGGTATTATGTTGTTAGCCGTATTTGTCATGGCTGTAATAGTAGGTATCTTGGCTGGAGTTGCCGCTGTAATACCCGGAATGGTGGTCGCTTTGCTGGCTGCAGCCGGTGTTCTTGTTGCAATAGGTATATTATTTGTGGCATTCGCCGTATCAATGGCCGTTCTTGCTAATGTTAACTATGCCGTTATAGCGAATGGTTTGATGTCATGTGTAGCTCCAATGTGGGCAATAGGTCAAGCTGCTATTGTTCTGATCATTGGCGCCGTTGGCGTTGCCTTGTTCGCAGTAGCTATTTTCTTACTTGGCCTTGCCGGACAATCTTGCGCAAGCGGAATCGTAGTTCTTGGTACCGCGCTTGAATACCTCCTTGGTATACTTTCGGCCGTAGGAAATGCATTCCAGAATAGCAACGGTAATATTATTACCGCGTTGGCGAATTTACGGTCTGAACTATCTAACAGTGCTAAGAGTGTTGCCGAGGATTCGGGTGTGATGAGCAAAGCACTAAAGGATATTGTTGGCGGCGATCTTTTCGATGGAGCAGGTTTCGTTGAGGATATTGGAAATGCTTATGGAAACGTAAGTTCTACAATTGAAGAACATGGCGAAGAAGTTAAAGATGCAACGGTAGGAAACATTACTACAGCGGGCGATGCGGCCACAGAAGAAGCCACAAAGCAGGGCGAGAGAACCGCCGAGGCTTATAGTAATGGATACCAATCAAAATTGGCTCAAATTCAGAATTTGGGGGCTAATGGTAATAAACTTGATTTGTTTAACACCAGTAGTAATGCTGCTGAAGCGGCCATTAGTTCCGGTATGAGCGGTATTCCTTCGAATGTACCAGCCAGCGCTATATCCGCACCAAAGCCGCAATCCGAAACGAAAAATACATCCATACTTGATGGACTTATTTCCGGTGGCGATGTAAATTCGTTTATAAGCGACCTCACATCTCAATTTGGAAATGTTGATATGAGTGGTGCCGCATCTTCGTTTGGCAATAATTTTATGGGCAGTCTCTCTACTTATATGGGTGGACAGGGAAGCACGGATCTTATTACGAAGTTCCAGGACACATTTGCTGAGGGTGATTTCTCCGCAGTTACGGACAATATTTCCACGATTTTTGGAAGCGATTTAACGACTTCGTTTAGCAGCATTGAAAGCACCAATGCCGTTAAGAATGCTACTCAAGATCTTATGGAAAACGGTGTTGACTCGGCAAAGAAAGTTGATGCCAAACCCGCGGGCAAATCATTCTGCTCTGGTGTTGTACAAGGTATAAATGCTTCCGCAAGCACTGTCATAGATGCCGCAAGGAAACTTGGTGAACAGGCCAAACAGGCGTTTGATGACGCATTCGGTGATGCAGCAAGTGGACTCACATCGAAACATAGCCTGATAAGTGAAGATGATTATGGTAATGATGGTTTTATTGAAGACCCCGTGACCATTCGGCCAGTTCTCGATATGTCTGATATTTATACTATGTTGGACGAGTTTGATAGTGTTTATACTCCAACCATCAGACCAACGCTCGACATGGCCGGAGCAGACCCTGGTTATAACAATGTCGCTGCTGTCGCCGCATACAATGCCAGAAATGTCGATGGTTATGAAGCCGAGTCTAGAACGACTGTAGCAACTGTCGCGCCGATTAGTTTCACTCAGAATAACTACTCGCCCAAGAATTTATCAAGAGTTGATATTTATCGTCAGACGAGAAATCAGCTCGATGCATACGAAGAGATACGGAGGAAAAGATGATACGCACAGTTAAGATCACGAATTTCCGTATTAGAATCTTGTCTTAACAGGCAATACGATTAAAGAAAACTCGGGTTGAATAAAGCGATCATTAATACAGCCCGAGTTTTCTTTAAGAATCCCACACTAAAATAATGCGAATAATGATGTATGGTACGAGGAGATTTGAATATGGATTTATATGTTCTCAATACAAATTTTGAGAAGGTCGCCATTATTGATTCATACGAATCCCTCGTATGGACAGACCGTTTTCGGGAACCGGGTGACTTTGAGTTATACTGTTTCCCGGAAGCAAAATTACTTGCGGATTGTCAGGTAGATTATTACCTTGAAAATACAGAATCTGAGCATCTCATGTTCATTGAGACTCAAAAAATCACTACCGACGTTGATGATGGAGACCGCTTTATTTTAACTGGCGAGTCTCTTGAATCTATTTTACGTCGTCGTGTCATATGGAAAGAAAAAAGCACAAATGGCACGATTCAGGAGGTTGTTGAAGGCCTTCTAAATGATGCGATTATTTCTCCTGAACTTGAAGAGCGTAAAATTCCAAACTTTGTATTTGATCATAATGCAGATCCTATTGTCGAAGGTATTTCCATTGTGAAAGAATTCAAAATAGGGGATGATCTGTATGAGATGATTAATAAGATTTGCGAAGAAAATAATGTCGGTTTTAAGATTACGCTTAGTGAAGACAAAAAATTTCATTTTATGTTGTATGCGGGCGTTGACCGTAGCTATGACCAGAATGATGTTCCTTATGTTATATTTTCTTCTGAGTATGACAATGTTATAACTAGCGAATACTCTTATTCCAAGAGTGAATACAAAAATATTTGCCTTATAACTGCCAATGATAAGGATAACAATGAAAAAGTTAAGTTCGCAGGTGAATATGAAGGCCTGATGCGTAGGGAAATGCATATAGATGGCAGTGATGTTCCGACAAAGAATAGTATGGATCAGGATTACTCAACAAGTGATTTTGAAGCAATGCTTGTTGGTAGAGCAAAAAAAGAACTTATATCATATGAACCGAAAGAGACGTTTGAAGGCGAAGTGGACGCATCATCTATTTTCGTTTATGATGAAGATTTCTTTCTTGGTGATATTTTACAAGTAGCGAATGCATATGGTATGGAAGGCCCGGCACTTGTAAAAGAGATTATCTGGTCTTACGACAAAAGCGGACACTCTTGTTATCCAACATTTGAGGCGAAGAGTAATGGCGAAGATGATGTGTTGTTCTACAATGGTAATCAATACCGTGCTGTCACCGGTGGCTGGGGTATTTATGACCCCAACCCGGAAACTGAAGAACCGGCTAAATATGAACTATCTACCGGAACAACTATCTATTTCAAATCCGAAGAAAGTAAGATGATTAGAAATGCCTTTGTCATAACGAATAATATGATCGACCTGACGCCTTATGGTAAGATTAGATTTGAAATTATTGGTTACGGCAAAGCATGCATCTCTGGCGAAGATAAAAGCAAGGCTCTCGCTACGGTATGGATTAATATGCAGATGAATGGCACTGCCGAATTAGACGTATCGGACATTAACCAGAAATGCCACATCATGTTCACTTCTGGAGGCATACCAACGCATGTCGAAGTCTATAAAGTATCTTTGATAAAATAGAGAATAATAGACACTAATAAAAATTTATAGCAAAGGATATGAGGAAAAGATGATACGTACAGTTAAGATCACGAATTTCCGTGGTGAAACCCTGACTCTAGACTTGGCCAATCCATGGGATTCTGGTCTTGCTGTTACGGCGATCAAGGGACTCGGGCCAAATAAAGCAACTATTAATACCGTTGCGGTTTCATCGAACGATGGTGCTATGTTTAATTCGGCTCGTGTCGAATCAAGAAATATTGTGATGTCTCTTCGATTTGTTGGATTAAACATAGAAGGATGCAGACGTCTTACATATAAATTCTTTCCTTTGAAGAAGCCCCTTACCCTTGAAGTAATCACCGATGAAAGACAGGCTGCTATAATCGGTTATGTGGAATCTAATGAACCTGATATTTTCTCGAAAACGGAAAGTACCAATATCTCGATAATTTGCCCAGACCCTTTCTTTAAGGAAAGTCTTGATCCGAATGTCAATGTTGTATTCTATGGCGAAGAGGCGCTGTTTGAATTTCCCTTTGAAAATGAAGGAATTGAGCCTATGTTGGAAGTTGGGCAAATCAACGAAGTTACAGAAGCGAATGTCCCTTATGACGGCGACTTTGAGGTTGGTGGAATATTTACAGTTCATGCTCTTGGACCTGCAAAGAATATTCGGATTGATAACCTTGATACACGTGAAACCATGATTATCAATATCGAGCTTGAAGAAGGAGACGATCTTATTATCAGCACAGTTGCAAACGATAAGTATATTCGTCGATTAAGGGATGGCGTCTACACAAATGTACTAAACTCTCTTGGCCGAAAATCAAACTGGTTTAAACTTGCTAAAGGCGATAATGCGTTTGCATATCGAGCTGAAGAGGGAATGTCTAATTTACGACTTGACGTGTCTCATGCGGTTCTTTACGAGGGTATCTAATTATTCTTGTATGCTACAAATAACATTTTATCTAGATGGACAGGCAATAATAAAAACAACATGAAGGGGGAAAAAACTTGAGCATCAGCTATGGATTTTATAATTCAATTAATCACGACCGTAAGTATAATGCATTACAAATTTCTTCCATATTTGACGGAGTTATTACAGACGGCGTATATCACTCAATCGGAGAAGCTTTTTCCGTTACTCCCGGTGATGGAATGAGTGTTAATGTCGCGTCTGGTAGGGCGTGGTTTGACCACACATGGACACTTAATGACGCGATTATCGTTGTTGAACTTACTGATTCTCATCAGGTTTACGATCGAATTGACGCGATTATTCTTAAGGTCGATAGTGGTAAACGAACAAACAGTATTACCGCAAAAGCTGGTACAGCATCTAGTTCTCCGGTTAAACCTACAATGGCAGAAGGAGAACATCCATTAGCATATGTTAGAGTTAATCATGGTGTTACATCCATTGTCGCTTCCAACATTCAGTTTGTTGTTGGTACTTCCGAATGTCCATTTGTTGCTGGCGTTCAAAATGGCGTGGATATCGATGCTCTCGTCGCAAACTGGAAGCTTGAATTTGACGTACTATTTGCCCGATTGGAGAGTCAGATTTCTCAGGCCGTGTCTGGAGTCTTAATTGATGGTTCTGTCACTTATGAGAAACTAGCCCCGGACGCAGTTAGACGAAGATTTGAGAACATTAATGTTCCTATTTCTAATTTTGTAAGCGACGATACATATGAGGATTACCCATATCGAGCAGCAGTTCAACTTGCTGGTGTTGTGTCAAGCATGATGCCATATGTAGTATTTTCCGTATCTGCACTTTCGGATTGCGATTTTGCGCCGGTTGCAGGATGCTATGGCGACGAAACTGCTGGTGGAATATATATTTATGCATCATCCGTTCCTACAAAGAACGTTCTTATTGATTCTATTATTTGTTGGAGGTGATGAATTGTGGGCGTTAATAAAGTCATTTATGGCGGTAGAACGATTGTTGATATGACCGATGCAACGGCTACGTCAGAAACGGTTCTGAAAGGCTACACCGCGTATGGCGCAAATGGCGTCCCGATTACTGGAACAGCATCACCAACAACAAGGCAAGAGGTTACGATTTCATTACCACTGTCCGATTGGATTGATGGGCAGCAAATCATATCGATTCCAAATGTGACCGTGGAGAGCACAATAATTGTTGGTAGTGATCTTGGTAGTGAACCGATATATAGCGACTGTGGCGTTTATTGTTCCGGTCAAGGGACTGGCGCATTAACCTTCACTGCCACTTGGTTACCAGATAGTGATTTGACAGCAAACGCAGTAATTTTAAATTAGGAGCGTGAAATATGATTTACAATGTTACGTGCGGTGGCACAAATGCCGGCTCCGGTGGCGTTGGAGGTAGTCTTACCATCAAGGCCCCGGCAAATGTTACCGTGACAGTTTCTAAGGATGACAAAATAAGAACAAAGAATTCTGGAACAACTGGCGTAGTAGTTTTCAGAGGATTAGCATCCGGCACCTGGACAATCACCATCACCAACGGCACGGACACGGCCAGTAAGACGGTGGAGATCAAGGCGGACTACCAGGCAGAAATTACGTTCTTCAGCGCAACCATCAACATCACCTACCCGGCTGGCCTGGCCTGTACGGCCACGGACGGCGTGACCACGCTGACGGCACCGGACACCAGCGGCACATGGGCGTGCGTTGTGCCAAACGCAGGGGCGTGGACGGTTGCACTTAGCAACGGCTTATCTGAAAGTGTTGCCATCGCAAATGGGGACAATGTTACCATTAACAAGTGGTATCTGCTGAAAAACGGCGTAGCCAACCAAACGTACAAATTTGGCGACGGACAGATCAGGTCCGATGATCTGGTTACGGTAACGCCTGGCGACGGGGTGCTTACATGCACATCCCCGAAAAGCCAAACCGTTGGCATTGCAACATCGGTTGTTGTCAATCTAGCCGGATTTACGAAAATGTCCGTCGAATATAACGGAAATAAGACTATATACTTCGGCGGCTATTCTGCATTAAATGGGGCGTGGGACAGCCCTAAAAAGTACACGTTCGGCGTTACCTCGGCCACTACTTCCGGCACCGCCGAAGCAGCTATCCCGGAAGACCCTGGAGAGCTTTATGTCGGCGTAGGTTGGACAGCTGGCAGTAGTTCCGCAACCATCAACATATCCAATCTGTGGCTGGAGGTGTGATCGTGACAATCTATCTTGACACCGATTACAAGTGCCACACCGCCTCAGGGGACGGCCTGACCGCCGTGGAAACGGACTATTTTGACGGCAAGTGTGCCGCCTACGTCGAGGGCTACCGTTTTGTTCCCGCTGGACAGGCCTGGACACGCCCGGACGGCGTGACCTTTGCGGGCGAAATGGTCTGCCCCTGGAAACCCTGGCGGGAGCTGGACGCGGCGCAAAGAGCCTACGAGCAGGAGCAGCTGGAGAGCCTGAGTGCCCAGAACGCCGAGCTGCTGGACGCTATGGCGGCCATGGTGGAGGATATTTACCAGTCCGACACCGAAGAAATCGGAGGATAAACGCATGATTGCGATATCCATAAATTTCATTTTTTGGAGGAAAAAGAACATGTACAAATCTATGAAAATCCTGATTACCCGGCATTTTTACAAGACCGCAGAAGCGGCGCAGAAAAAGCTTGATGTGTTTTTCGCCGTCAACCGACTGACGGATGAAGAGTACACCGAGCTGACCGCCCTGGTGGAAACCGTGTACAGTAACGAGAATACCGCCGCGTAATCAAAATGATGTTCCTTGATAGTAAACTTCTTGATGATAATAAGTTTAAATTGGAGCTTGAAAAGGAACGATCAAAAGCAATTATCCGAGAGCGAAAAGAACAACTTGCTAAAGAAAAAAGTAAATATCGAAAAAAGAGTAAGAAGCCGACCACCAGCAAACTGTTATTGGTAGCGGCTTTTGTTATTTCTCTTGAGATACTGATATTTTGTGAAGTTGCCTATTTCTTTAATCCAGACCCAATGATACTAACAACGCTCATCGGGGTTCCTGTTACGGTCGTTCCGATTGCTCTCGGCTATTTGCGTAAATCAACGGCTGAAAACACTGCAAATGGCATAGTTTATGAAATGGCCATGGCTGAAAAAGATTCAGTTGCCGGGATCGGCGACTAGAAAGGAATTTTTATGAATTTGCTTACAAGTATCAACAATGTTCTTATGTTCCTGAATGATCATTGGTCTGAGATTACAATCTGTGTTGCGCTGGTTATTCTGCTAGTCAAAAAGATTAGAGAGTTTATGGCTCGGAGTGATGAGGATAAGATTCAAAATGCCTTGAAGCAGGCAAAGGAAATCATTCTTGATAGTGTAACCAGAGCAGAGATAGATTATTCCGAATGGAAGAAATCCGGAGCAATTAAACGTGCACAGGTTCTTGACGAAATTTTCGAAAAGTATCCGATTCTTGCTAAAGTTACGGATCAGAAAACCCTTATCAAGACTCTGGATGGATACATTGATGAAGCGTTGGGTACTTTGCGTGAAATCATCAATAAGAATTTTCAGGATAAGAACAAATCCGTAGCGGATGGTGACAGCGCATGAATGTCTATCAATTGCAACTGCTGCTGCTTTATCTTGAGTATGATCCCGGTAAAGTAGATGGCGTAATCGGCGCAAATACACGTGCCGCAGTTCGTGAATTTCAGACGAATGCCGGGATCCCTGTTGATGGAATTCCAGGACCAACTACTTATGCAGCAATCAAGAAGGCGGTCTATAAAAATGAGTTTAGGTCGAAGTATGTCAAAACGACGCCTAGTACCACAAAAACATTTACCCCAAGAATGTCCAGACCAGAGGCCGGAAATCCGTATTATAACACCCGGGCAAAGGGCGGCTATTCGGATGCCATCACTGGAAACCCTCAGGATGTTGGATGCAACGTTCTGTGTAATTGCGTTGGGTATGCATACGGTCGTTTCAATGAGATTGCCGGCGTGAAATCGTGTAAGTATCTCAGACCCGTAAATGCTGAGAATTTCATCCAGAACAGAGGTAGTCTATCCTATGGTCAGGAGCCTAAGGTTGGTGGATGTATGGTCTGGCAAAAGGGCACAACGCTCTATGGCTCTGATGGCGCTGGTCATGTCGCAATCGTGGAAAAAATTAATTCCGATGGGTCCATCGTTACCAGCGAATCTGGTTGGGGTGGGCCTGTGTTCGTTACAAAGACCCGTCAAAGGGGCAATGGAAACTGGGGAGCTAATAGTCCTTACAAGTATCTTGGTTGTATTTATCAACCTTGATGTGGCATTGCAAAAATTCAAAATGGATTTTATTGAAAGGAGAATGCACAAATGGACAATTATTTTCAACAGTCCTCTTTTGGGAGGCGGCCAGAACTACCTAGATATGACCTTTGCTTCGTAAAAGGGAAGAAGGGTGCTATGGACTTCGAAATGGGAGCCAATAGTAGAGCACTTCTTCCGGATGCCGATGAACCAATCGTTTGGTATGTTTGTACGGACGAACTTGGACGCAAATCCACATGCATTGATTATGACATGGTTCCGAGAAAGCATGAACCGGAGCCTACAACACAAGAACTTAAAGATATTATTGCTCAATTAACCGCTAAAATTACGAATTTGGAGGTGCAGTTAGGTGTCGAATCCACTGATGCAAAACAGTCCTAATCAGGGCACTTGGCTCGGAGGACAAGCCCAAAACGGACAGCAGCCTCCGATCGTAAGTCAGGATCTTAAGAAGCTTTATGCAATGTATCAAGCCTCTAATGATCCGAAAGCTTTTGTTCAGCAAGTAATGTCTGCCAATCCGGCATTGGAAGCAATGTCGTATAAAGGCAGCATGAAAGACCAATTCTATGCCGAGTGCCAGCGGCGTGGAGTTGACCCAGATACATTCCTGGTACGGGTGCAGCAGGGCTTAAAGACCAGATAGGCCTTGCGATCCTATAAATATTGATCTTCGAAGACGAGCGTACGGCGTCTTTGTTGATAAATAATATTTTTAGGAGGAAATACTTATGGGTATCACCAACGACAACTGCGGATTCGATGATGGTCTGTGGCTATTTGCCATTCTGGCTCTCTTTGGATTTGGTGGGAACGGAATGTTTGGAAGCGGAAATCGTGTGGGCGAAGCTTATGCCACTCAAGCGGATATTCAGCGTGCGGTTGACCTGAACTCCATCCAAAAAGGTCAGTCCGAGATCGAAAGAACCATCACTAATGCAACCAGTGGGATTGTTGGCGCGATCAAGGATGGGAATTATGATGCTCTTGGTGAAATCAGAGACCTCCAGACCGAAGTAAACCGCGGTTTCACTAATATGCAGACGTGCTGTTGCGAGATCAAACAGGGTATCATGGAGAACAGATACCTGTCTGAGCGTAACACGAAGGATATCGTTAGCGCCATCCGTGAGGAAGGTAATGCGACCCGGTCTATGCTCATGCAGCAGGAGAATGCTCGACTGCGTGATGAGATCGTCGCTATGCGTTCTGAATTGGGCGATGTGCGTCAGAGCAATTATCTGCTCAGTCAGACGGGCCGTTGGATTGGGAATCCCCCGTGTCAGATGCCTTGCGGGTGCTCTAACAACTAAATTCAAAATGGGGGAGGGCTTCGGCTCTCCTCCAAATCTTTATTAAGGAGGATATTTTATGGGCTGTAGTTCAAACGGCGGCTGTGGCTGCCAGAAATCTATTGCAAGATTCTATAATCAGACAACACAAATGTTTACAGCAAACGCGATCACCCCGATTGTGGTTAATGCGAACCAGGTTGTACTCGAAGGAAACGCCATTGAAGCTCCTCTTAATGGATACAGGATCAATAAGACCGGATTGTATGCCATCTCCTGCGATGTGGTACTCCTTGGCACTACTGCTGGAAATGTTGTTCTCCAGGGCTATCTCGATGGGGTTGCTATGCCTTGCACAACAAGGAACGTAACTCTCGTTGCGGATGCCTATACGCCGGTCCATTTTGATACTGATATTCTGTTTGATAAGGTTTGCCGGTGTCAGAACAATACCTCTCATCAGATCACCTTTGCTCTTGTGAGTACCGGTGGTGCTGGTAGTATCGTGAATGTGTGTACCGGTATAAACAAACGATAAGGAGTGTTATTAATGCTCACATGTGAATACTTTGAGCAGGAAATCGACAACATTCTTTCCCGCAAAAACCTTAGTTGTAATGAACTCGAGGTGCTAAAAGATTTACTTGTTGTCAAGTATTTTCTTGGAAAAGAAATGTCGGAAACATCCAAAATGTCAGAAGAAGCATTGCGTGAATGGGTTTCGAATATGAAGAATACTGACGGTACTACCGGGGCTCATTGGACAATCGATGCGACAACGGCTATTCGGGATAAGCTCGGTTTGAAGCATATTTGTAAACATGAGTTTTGGGCCATCATGAATTCTTTATATTCTGATTATGGAAAGACTCTAACTAAGGCAAATGTAACCCCTGAGGTTTATGGGGAACTCGCTCGTGATTGGATCGAAGATGACGATGCCGTCAAGGCTAAGGGTTCTGCATATTATCGATATGTAGTAGCTCACGACTGAGAGGTACCAACATGGGCGAACAACAACTGATTACTTTAATCGTGGCAATGTTCGCTTCCACAGGATTTTGGGCGTTTATACGCACCATATACGAACATAGATGCGAGAAAAAGAAAGAAGCTCAGAACAGGGTTAGTTACGAGCTCGTAGAAGATTTACGCAAGGCATTGCTTGGTGTCATGCATACCATGATCTATTCCTTGGGAAATGAATATGTAGCTCAGGGCTCAATTACTCTCGATCAATACGACAATTTCATGGTGCTGTATGCTCCTTACGAAAAGTTGGGTGGAAATGGCACAGGGAAAAAGTTAAAAAATGAGGTCGAGAAATGCAAGTTAATTGACGAGTATACCCTGGTCTGATACAAGATCTGTCGCCCGGTAACAATATGAGTAAACGCAGGAGGACGTACTTCCAGTAATGATATTCATACACTACTCATACATTACCGGGCGATCTATCATTGGAAATAAATCATATTTATGGCTTATATTCATCCGGTGCGGATGACGGGGCTGTTATAATGGTATGAAATAATTTTAATATTTCCAAAGAAAACTTGATAAACAGAACTTTTAAGCATATCTAGTGCTAATTGAAATTAACTCATTCGTACATTATTCCTACAACTCATTTTATTTTTTCAATTTCTTCACGAAGCCAAGATATTGGCCTATCAGTATACACATTCTCTGTTATATCCGATATATAATGTCCAACGATACGTTTTAAAGCATACTCATTAACGTTAGCTATTTTTGCCATTGTTACAAACTGCTTTCTACAATCATGTGCCGTATGTGCATCGGAACACCCAGCCGATGTGACGGTTTGCTTGAAAATCTCTCTATACGTATCATAGTTCAAATGCGTCTTACGTTTTTTGGGTGAACTAGGAAATAACCATTCGCTTCCCGCAGAATTAATCCAGAATTCGTAAAAGATGCTTTGTATTTTAGAATGAATTGGGACGGTGCGATTTTTTCCTGCTTCTGTTTTGGATCCACCTTTTATTGTCATCGCTTCCAAGTCAACATCAAATCGTTTTATGTTTAGCATTTCGGAAGGACGCCAACCCATATAACATTGAAATACTATCATTTTAGCATATATATTTGTTTTTGTCGCATTCCAGAGTAAAGTCATTTCTTTATCGGTAAACGACGTATGATGCCTTTCTGTATACTTATTTTCCAAAGGCGTTTCTTTTGAATAATTTCTCGGCATCAGATCTTTCGAAATGGCATAGTCACATACTTGGTTCATTGTGCTTTTAATTTTATTTAACGTACTTGGCGTTGCAATTACTCTTTCGGAATCGATGGTTTTATATGGATTTTTGAATAATTCGCGAATATGACGAAATCTGATTGCCCGTACTTCTATCTTATGTATTTGTTCGCAATAAGTCCATGCGTGTATGATATTTTTTAAACTTCTAGGATTACATACATTATGTTCACCTATCCACTGTCTGAACAACTCATCCATGGTAATGGAATTTGTCAAATCAAATGGATCACTGTTATACTCCGTGAGAGCCGCATATGCATCATTATATGTTTGAAAATATGCTTTTGGTTTAAGAAGCTTGCAGATTGGTTTTCCAGTATCATCTTTTCCAACAGTCACCATAACTCTGTATGGGTTTGCTAGATTCCGGCCTGATATTTTTGTAATCTGACCAAAACCGTTTGGCAATCGTCTATGACTCCGTGACTTCTTTCTTGGCTTGGAATTATATTTTTCTTCCGATAATGGGTATCCGCAATTCGGACAAGTGTATGCTTTTTCACTTACTAAATGTTCACATTCTGGACATGTTTTTAACATAGAATAGCCAACCTCCTACGAAAAGTTTGGAAAAAAAGTATAATAACATTCTACATAGCCCTCGCATATTTTTCAATTGTTATAATGAACAAATATTATAGGAGGAGTTTATTTATGACTTATAAGCAAATTGAGACAAGCCGAGAGATCCGGCAATGGATTGTGCTTGGAGCTACGGTCGTCATGGCGATGGCCACGCTGGACAAGAGCTATCCAAACATCGGGAACAAGGCAAGGCAATTTAGCAAAAATCTGAAAAGCAAAACCATTAATATGTTCAAAAGAAAGGAGCGTTGAAAAATGAGGGACTTTTTAAGAGGAATTGTAAACATTGTCAAATTTATATTTGGTACTATCGCAATCGCATTGTTGATTGGCGTGGTCATTGGAATGTTAATTGGAGGTATGTGCGCATTGTAACTTAAAAGACGGAGTAATTACAACGCTCCGTCTTCTTTTTTGCCCTCGCAAAAATTACTAGTTTTATTATGAGATAGATGACTATCTTGTTAACATTATTTTGGAGGTTATTATTATGGAAGACAACAAGACTATGGTTAACGATGAGCAGGAACTGAACGACGTCGATGTTATCGATGCCGATGGGGTTTGCGAGCAGGACGATTCTGAAGTTACGGAAAGTGGTCTTGATGGACTGTCGTTCGCTCTGGGAAGTGTTGCTACCCTTCTGGTGATTAAAGGCATCAAGAAGGTTATCAACAGTGACCCGGTGCAGAACAAGATCAGTGAGGTTAAAGACAAGCTGGCCGAGCATAAGGAACGGAGAGCCGCAGCCAAGGAAGCAAAGAAACTGAAGGTTGTAAAGTCCAAGCAGGATGTTGTTGAAGGAGAAGTTGTATCCAAAGAAAACGACAAAGCAGTGAATGACAAGTAATCACTACTGATTGAGAAGATCTTTTACAAAGGTCTTCTCTTTTTATTAGTAAATTCTATGCCAATATGTTCTGTTTTTCGCTAATAATCGACAGACGTGATGTGATACAGTTATATTTGAAAGGAGGCAACTTATGGAACATATCGCATTCGCCAATGGATCCGTTCCTATTTCTACCGTTGCAAAACTATATGGAAAAGATGCTAACTGGGTGAGAAAAGGAATTATCGAAGGCTGGTTACCCATTGGCATCGCAACACGCGATGGGAAGCAGATCACAGACTTCAAGCAGCAGAACGCAAAGCACAGAATTAGCTATTATGTGTCCCCTAAACTCTTGTATGAACAAACTGGATATTTATGGAGGAATGAACGAAATGATTAATCAGCAGAAAGCCGAATTGAGCAAGAAGAACCCTTACTGGATCCCAAAGGATAAGTATTATGAGATGCTATATTTTTCTCGGCAGTACAACACCATGAGACAGGAAAAGAAGGATATTCTTAGAACTTATCCTTCCATTAAGATGAATGAGAACATTGTTAGTTCTGATATTTCCGATCCTGTTGTGAAATCTGCTATGCGTCTCGAAGAGCTCGATGCGAAGATGAAGTTGATTGAGGACACCGCCAAGGAGGCAGGGACTGATATTTACAAGTGGCTTCTTATCGGCGTAACGACCGATTATTCTTACAATTATCTGGCAAAGAAGCTGAATATGCCTGCCGGAAAAGACATGTACTACAGCCGTTATAGAAAATATTTCTACCTGCTGTCCAAAAAGCGTTGAAAAATTAAGAACATCATGTTATACTACCATTACATAGAAGAAGGAGGTAGTGCGAATGAACCTTAAATCTTTCAATTGTCCAAACTGTGGTGCAAATTTGGAGCCACTCGATGACGCTCGGTTTATGTTTTGTCAATATTGCGGCGCAAAAATCGTAATGGATGATATCGAGTATTATCGTGAGAATTCTAAAACGCAAAGAGAGAAAATTCGAGCCGATAAAGAGGTACGAAAGATTGAGGCTAAGCATAAAGCAGAAGTAGAGAAGGAACGGGAAAAAAGGAAGAAGCAAGAATCGATCGACAAGAGCGGTTTAATAATGTTCATGACGTTAATAATAGCGATGCTATTATTACTCGCTATGGGCTTCATTGCGTCTGCTCTTGGCCATTAAAGATTTCTAAAATCCCGCACACAGACGACCGTTTTATGTGTTATATTTGTATCATAGCCCACTGGGAGAAATCCTGGTGGGCTATTTTCATTGAAAGGAGCACCGCTTATGAAGATTAAACGGCTTCGCATTTTTTCCCTGGCATATAATGAAATCAAGAAAGGAGATTTCGATTATGGAAAATAATATTGCAGGAATGATTGATGAGGCGATTGAGGAAGCTATTAAGCAGCTTAAGATCACCCCGAAAGGTTCACCGGAGTATAACACGATGGTAGCAAACATTGCAAAGCTAAATGAACAGCGATTAAAAGAGGCTGAGCTTGATGCAACTGCCAATTCTAAAGCGAATGACCGAGCCATGGAAGATGAGAAAATGGCTCATGAAATGGCACTTAAGGATGAGGAAACGCGTCAGACAAAGCTGAAAGGGTACTTTGATTTGGCTAAAAGCGGTTTGTCTCTTCTTGGTACGATCGGTATGACCATTCTGGTTATCGGAGCTGAAGATATCGGTCCGATTGTCTCTAAAGCATTCTCTATTATTCCGAAGCCGAAAATCTAACTTGAGCAAAAGAAAGGACTATACCTTTTTACGTATGGTCTTTTCTTTTTCGGAGGTTTTATGCGTTACCATTATGTTCCAGGCCCCATAGGCTCTTCCATATATGCTTCAACTTATATTTGCAACCATCCAGTTTATGGAAAATGTACTCTATACAAGATTGGCGAAAAAGGTCTAAGCGTCATTCAGCAGCGTTATAATCAAAGGACAAAATATACTTGGTGGGCTAATATTGACAAGTGGCTTGTAGACGAGATTTACATGAATAAGAAATTCAAAACGGTGTTTGAAGCATATGCAAGAAAGCCTGAGAATGGAATATATCCAACAATGTCTGTAAGGCAGCTTATGTGGAAACTGCGCATGAAGCCAATGAAGAGAGAACCTTGGGAAACAGTTTTCGACAAATGTCCCATCTAAAGGCGCTTGCTTTCTTTTTAATGCTATGCTACTATATAAGTGTCCACATTTTTAAGGAGGTAAACACTATGGCTAGACAGATCGTTACCTGTAACAAGTGCGGCACGGAAATCGTCCTGGAAGATTATGATGATATTCTTTGTGAAGAATGCGGCAACAATATCTGGATGGATGAACGTGGTGTCGTGTATCAAGAATGCGAGGACGAATTCCACTCCGATGTCTTTGAGGATGGGATAAGATGCTCGGATGCCGAAGCATATGAATTCTTCGGCGACCCAGATGAGGAAGATGACTATATGGACTGATATTCGCAAAAATTTCCATCCCTCTTATGAAGAACAAAAAAACTTTATAGGAGGTTTTATATTATGAAAGCAAAGTGGGACTTGTTCTGGAAAGACTATGCTGAGCTGTTTGTAGCCAGTAATAGATTTTGGAAAAAGCATTGGTTTGGAGTCATTATATATATGATCATTATGATCGGATACACCATGGCATGCATGACCGATACATTCGAAAATGTCTATTTCTGGATTGATGACAGGTTGGAAAGTCTGAAGGGTAAAGTAAAATCTGTTTTCACAAAAGCGAAACGCAAAACAAAGTAATTCTTCAAAGAGAGAACTCTATTGCGGGTTCTCTCTTCTTTTTTGTTGAAAGGAGACAATGATGAAGATCAACTTTAGAAAACTTAGTAACACAATTGCAAAAGCAGTACCGCATGTTTTTACAGCGGCTGGCATCTTGTGGTTTGGAATTGGAACAGTATCTGCTTTTAATTTTGGCGTGCATACCGCGGTTAACGCGGGCACAACGGACGATGATGAACTTCTTGGCAAGCAATTCCTGAAAGATATTCTTCCTACGGCTGGGGCGTTTGCCATAGGCTCCGCATGTGTAATCATTTCGGATGCTTGTAACGCCAGGATGCTCCGAGCAGCAAATAAGGCTTATACAAACGCCGTTAAGAATTATCAGGAATACAAAGCAGCCGTTGTCGGTGCTTTGGGGGCGGAGGCAAACAAACTTGCTATGAAGAAGGCAACGGATGAACATAAGCCCGATGCTTCTGAAGATGAGCCACCGCTTCCTGTCGGAGCATTCCATTTCTACGATGAGTTCTCGAGAAACGATTTTGTTGCATCGCTATCTGATGTTATTGCGGCTGAATATGAATTTAATAGACTATTCCAGGCATATGGCGTAGTATCAATTAATCAATTCTATGATTTATTAAATGCCCCGCATATTGAGCATGGAAATGAAAAGCAATTTGATTGTGGAGAAATCGCCGATTGGTGTGGATATGTATGGATCGATTTCCAAAATGTTGAACACATCGAAGATGACGGTAGCATATGGTATTCTATTCATATTAACCCGTATCCTACGATCGATGGTATCATCAATTGGGACGATGTTGTTAATGACAAAAAAGTAAACAAAGTCGTAGGAGCAATTTTCAACCATTGATATTTTCTCGCAAATTTTTCAACTCTATAAATGAAGGAGGTGAGAACCTATGAAACTTTCGAAAGGAGAAATCGTTGGGATTATTGGATCCGCTATTTTTTCCGCATTGGCAGGAGCAGTAATGGATATTGCAACGCTTTATGCAAATAAGAAGGAAATTCAGGAATCGGTAAAACGAGAACTTAAGGAAGCGAATGAGGTAAAACCTCAGTGAACACTGGAGACTATGTGATAAATCATATAGTCTCCTTTTTTGTTTTAAAAGGAGGAATGCACTATGTCCAAGACGAAAAGATATTTTGAAGAAATTCTTGATGAGATCATGTCCACCTTTAGCGGTCAGGAGCTTGTGGATAAGCTTCGTGCTACATTTGGTTGGGATGATTACGAAATCAATGATATGCTGATCGAATACGAAGGGAGATAAAATGAATCTGAAAATTTCCCCGAAGGGAATTATTGCAGCAACTAATGGGTTTGTTAAAGCACATGGCCATGAGATCCTCGCCGGGATTGGCATTTCTTCTTTTGTCACATCGATCGTTCTAGCGGTTAAGGTTACGCCTACAGTTCAGAAAGATATTTGTAAAGCAGAAGAAGAGAAGGGCGAATCTCTAACAAAAATCGAGCTCATTAAGGTTGCGGGTAAACATTATATTCCTGCGATTATTGCCGCTACAAGTGGTGCAGTATGTGTTATTGGCGCAACAGTTCTGGAGAATAAAAAAGTTGCGGCAGTTGCCACGATCTGCCAGCTTACGGAAGATAATCTTAGGGATTTTAAAGCACATGTTGCCGAGACAATTGGCGAAAAGAAGACCCAGTCTATTATTGAGGAGACCGCCGCCAAGAAAGTCGAAGGGAAGGACTTTTCCGACGACGATATGGTATCCACAAAGTATGGCGAAAGTATCTTTTATGATCCTTGGTCTGCAAGATTTTTTGGGTGCACAAAGGATAGGGTTGAGAAGGCAGTGAATGCCATCAATCTTCGCCTTACCGGTTGTGATTTCGTTGCGCTTAATGAATTCTATGATGAAATAGGTATTCCGAATACACAATTTGGTAATTATTGTGGATGGACGACGGGATTTGGAGAAATTCTACATATGTCGTATGGATATGGACCTGTTCCGGATGGACGTAGTTGCTCAGTATTAGACTATACAGTTTACATGGAAGATTCCATTCGAAAACTGACCGGTGCGCGTGATGTTATTTTATAAGGAGGATGTATGGATAATAATTCTAGCGAGAAGAAATACGAATCCGTAGTAAAAGGCAAAACCGAAGTCAGCAAAAACATGGATCCTGCAAACATCTTATCCAAATTTGTCTTTGATGGGGTTAAAACCGCCAGCAAATCAATGATATCCGATGTCTTTATTCCCAAATGTAAACAGGCCATTTTTGATACGCTCGTGAATGGTCTTAATGTTTTATTTTGGGGGCCTGGCGGAAAACGACCTTCCTCAGGGACAGGTGTCGGCACAAGAATTCAATACGCGTCTGCTAGCGGTAGCAAACCATTGACTCAGGCACAAAAGGTCACGCCTACTATCAAAAGAACGGTAGATCCGGAAGACATTACGTTCGAGAGCAGGCTTGATGCGCAGAATGTATATGACACAATGATTGATATTATTGATCAATTCGATAAGGTCAGTCTTGCGGACTTCATGGAGCTAGCCGGAGTATCCAATGACGATTTCACATTCCGGAAATATGGCTGGACTACACTACCACCGGCTGATATTCGAAGACTTGGAAATGGATCTTACTATATTCGTTTCCCGAAAATGCAATTAATTTAAATTTTATGGAGGATATTTTATGAATTTCACAAAACTTAATGGCACTTTAGCTAGAGTTGGTACCGCAGTGCTAAGAGTTCTGGAGCATCATGCCCCTAAGATTCTGCTCGGAGCAAGTATTGCTTGTGGTATTGGGGCTACTGTTACGGCATGTAAGGCCACGTTGAAACTGCCAGAAATGATGCAGGAGATCAATGAACAGATCGATACGGCTAAGAGTATTGTAGTTGATGAAAGCGACGAGCCTATTCGCATTGATATGGAAAAAGAAAAGAACCGTAACATTGTGAAGGCTTATATTTCCGGCGGCGCGAAGCTGGCGAAGCTGTATGGGCCATCCGTAGGTCTTACGGCAACATCCGTTGTGTGTGCTCTGGCCGGTAATCGTATGATGAATCAGCGTTATGCAAGTGCTCTTGCGGCTCTTAGTTCCACAGAAAAGATGTTTAATAGTTACCGCAAACGAGTAAGCGAAGAGTATGGGGAACTAAAGGATACCCAATTTGCAAATGGTATTCGAGAAGTTGTAACCGAGGAGCCTGTTCTTGGAAAAGACGGAACGCCTAAGACCGATAAAAACGGCGAAGTTAAGACAACAAAAAAGACTAGCGTCGAGTATGATCCAAATGTAAATAAATACTCCAGAATGTTCGACGAAGTATCCACCAGAGAATGGTCTCCTTATCCCGACTATAATCGGTCGAATCTTCTAGGGAGACAGTCTTATTTCAATGACATGCTGCATTCTAATCGATATTTCTTCCTGAATGATGCTTATAAAGCTTTAGGTTTTCCCGTTACCGCATATGGTCAGGATATGGGTTGGATTATCGACGAAGACACTCCCGATGCGGTTATTGACATCGGCTTGTACGATTTGAACCCGAACGGCACGAGAAGAATCGATGATCTTGACGAAGGCACAAATGCCTGCCTGCTTACATTCAAGGGTGTTCGCTATATCAAAGACAAGGTCTATCGTGCTCAGCGTATCTTTTGATATTTTGGATGACGATGGAAACGAATTATGGAATCGACGCTGAAAGGAGATAAATATGACATATAAGGAGCCTTTATGCTTTATTGCGGGCGTGGTTGTTGGCGGCGCAATTGGTGTATTTGCTATGCGCAGACAGTGCGATGCTAGAATCAACAAAGAAGTTGAGGAAGCTCGGCATGCCTATAACGAGAAGCTTTCCAATCTCAGTAAAAAGAATCGTAATAAGCCGGACGCTTCCGAATTAGTAAACAGCGTTCTTGTCGACGATGTTAAGACAGCCGTTAAGAATCCGGATAAGAAGGATTATAAGGCGTATGCCACAGTAACAGATGAAGACCCGGAAGACCCAGTAATTACTAAGGTTGATGCGCCTGATATTTTCCAGATTTCCGATGAAAACTGGATGTATGATCGAGATTACGAGAAGATTACTGCTATTATTTATGCCGATGGAACTCTAGCAAGAGATGATAACGACGACATTCTCGACATTGAAGACACAATCGGCCCTGATGGTTATGACATTGCGCTTCACAATGATGATCCAAGCGAAGCGACTTATATTCGTAACGATTCTGGCATGATTGATTATGAGATCATCACAAGCGAAAAAACATACACCGAACAGACTGGAGTATTTCTTGGTGGAGAAGCGAGGGATTAATGGATGAACCCAATTGAATATGAGTACAGGGAATGGCTCGTGTCATTGGCGTTCGGATTGTGCGAAGGCTTTGGTGATTATAGAGAGCTATTCGAGTATTTATATTCTCGGGAGTTCGTCTACATCATCCCCAAGGATCGCAACCGAGCTGCTGATGGTATTTGCTTAAGAGATGCTTTCGCAGACACATATGGATATTCTGGGATTCGCGATAACCTGAATATGCCATGTAATGTTCTTGAGATTATTATCTCAGTTGCGGACAGATGCGAAAAACAGTTCATGACCGATGCGGAGCTTGGCGATAGGACTGGAATGTGGATTTACGCAATGCTCAGTAGTCTCGGAGTTGCTGATCTAACAGATGGATATTTTGACGTTAGCGTGGCCAGGAGGGTTGTAGATACTCTTCTGGCCCGCACTTACTGTCGAAATGGTCGTGGGGGACTATTCACCGTAAAGAATCGAAAAGTAGATATGAGAAAAGTCGAAATTTGGTACCAGATGAATTACTATCTGGATGGAGTGTGTGAAACTATGGGCGAATAAATGATATTTTAGAAAGGAGAACGCATGTAATGCTGGATTTTTTAAGGGTAGCAACAAGACAGCCTAGAAAAGGCGTTCTTGAAATATATCCTAAGTTTATTTTTGACCATAGTTCAGATCTCATGATTCGAGGTGGAGATTTCTATGCCATTTGGGATGAGAAGAAAAATCTCTGGTCAACGGATGAGCTTGATGCGGCAAGACTCATCGATGATGAGTTGAGAGCATACGCAAAATCTCACGCAAATGAGTATTCGGATTTGTTTGTTCAAGTCATGTATATGTGGGATACAGACAGTGGTTCTGTCGATAAATGGCATAAATTCGTACAGAAGCAGTGTCGAGACAGTTTTCACCTACTTGATGAAGAACTAACATTCGAAAACACTATAGTTACAAAAGAGAGCTATGTGAGTAAGCGGCTTCCATATTCTTATGAGAACGCTCCTACTCCGGCTTGGGATGAGATCATTGGAACATTATATTCTCAGGAGGAACGGGTCAAACTAGAATGGGCTATTGGTGCAATTGTAACTGGAGAATCGAAAAATCTTCAAAAGTTCATCGTTATGTATGGAGCACCAAAAACTGGCAAATCAACTATTCTAAATATTATTCAGAAATTATTTGACGGTTATTGGTGTCCATTTGATGCGAAGGTGCTTGGAAGTTCCAACAGTTCATTTGCACTAGAAGCCTTCCGTGGAAATCCGCTTGTTGCAATCCAGCACGACGGAGATTTAAGCAGAATCGAAGACAATACCCGCTTGAATAGTCTGGTTTCTCATGAAGTCATGACCGTAAATGAGAAGTTTAAGTCCTCGTATGCTGCTCGGTTCAATACATTTCTATTCATGGGAACCAACAAGCCAGTTCGAATCACCGACGCAAAGTCTGGTATTATCAGACGTTTAATTGATGTATCTCCGAGTGGTAATAGAATACCATCTGAAAGATACCGAGAATTAATGGGTCAAGTTAAATTCGAACTAGGTGGTATCGCCGCTCATTGTAAGACTGTATACGAGTCAGATCCGCATATGTATGATGAGTATATTCCTCTGGCGATGATGGGCGCATCAAACAGTTTCTATAACTTTGACCTGGATAATTTTGATAAGTTCAAGCAAGACGATGGAATTTCCATGAAGCAGGCCTGGGAAATTTACAAGAATTATAATGCTGAAGCAAATGTGACATATGGATATTCTCAGATGCTCTTTAAGGAAGAACTTAAGTCCTATTTTAAAGAGTTCTACGAAAGAACTACACTTGAAAATGGGACAAGGGTTTGGAATTACTACAAAGGGTTTCTAACCGAGAAATTTGAGATCCAAGAAAGCAGCAGATTCATTTATAGTTCTTATGCCGATTTTCCAATGAACTGCACTGAGTCCCTATTCGATAAGGAATTCGCAGATTGTCCAGCTCAGTACGCAACGCAGGCAGGTACTCCGCTAAAGAAATGGTCCGATGTTACAACGAAACTGAGTGATATTTCTACGAATCTTCTGCATTATGTAAACATTCCGGAAGAACGTAATGTGATATTTATCGACTTTGACTTGAAGGATTCGGAAGGCAACAAATCGTTCAAGCTGAATGCAGAAGCAGCGAGTAAATGGCCAAAGACATATGCAGAACTCAGCAAGGGAGGCGAAGGAATTCATCTTGTGTATTATTACACAGGTGATGCATCAAAACTTAGTGCATTATATTCTCAAGATGTTGAGATCAAAGTGTTCACTGGCGGAAGTTCTATGCGAAGGAGACTCAGCAGATGTAATGATATTCCGATCGCTACAATCAGCTCTGGATTGCCGATGAAGGAGGTAAAACAAGTGATTGACTGGACTGGATTCGAGAACGAGAAGCATCTAAGGGCAAGTGTTGCGAGGAATCTTCTAAAAAAGAACATACCTTATACGAAGCCGAGCATCGACTTGATATTTAAAGACCTAGAGCAAGCTTATAATTCTGGTATGATTTATGATCTGACTAATATGATTCCGGATGTTCAGGCCTTTGCTTTGCGAAGCAGCCACAATTCTCAGTATTGTTTGCGAAAGGTTTCACAAATGAAGTTCAAGTCCGAGCAGGAGGGGGAGTGCGTTGACGTCCCAAAAGACAGCCTTGTCTTCTTCGACGTGGAAGTATTTCCAAATCTGTTTGTCGTTGTATACAAACCGCGTGGAAAGTCTTGTGTGAGATTAATAAACCCAACATCTTACCAAATCGAAATGCTTTGCAAGATGCGCCTTGTTGGCTTCAACAACCGGGATTATGACAACCACATTCTGTATGCTCGGATGATGAGGTACTCTAATGAAGAACTATATAAATTATCAAGGTCTATCATCAAAGACAAGCGTGGAAAATTTGGTTCGGCTTATAATTTGAGCTATACTGATATTTATGACTTCTCTTCGACAAAGCAAAGCCTAAAGAAGTGGGAGATATTCCTAGGAATCCATCACTTGGAACTCGAATTCCCTTGGGATGAACCAGTACCGGAAGAGTCCTGGGACAAGGTTGCGGAGTATTGCGAGAACGACGTGGTTTCCACGGAAGCCTTATTCGACTATCTGGAACCGACTGACTTCCTAGCTCGAGAGATTCTTGCCGACTTGGCCGGTATGTCTGTTAACACCAAAACGAACGATCTGACTGCTCAGATTATATTTGGCGCTGATAAGAAACATACTCAGCTTGTCTATACCCATCTGGATACAGGAGAACAAGAGCTTCCGCCTGGAGTGGAGCCGTCTACAGCTATTAACTGTTTCCCCGGATACGAGTTCAAGGACGGTCATAACATGTATCGAGGCGTCGACCTGAGTCTTGGTGGCTATGTATACGGCAATCCTGGAATGTATCCAAATGTGGCATTGCTTGATATTACAAGCCTGCATCCGAATTCTGCCGTAGCTTTAAAGTATTTTGGTAAACACACCGAGAACTTCAAGCAGTTGTTGGATGCTCGAATTTATATTAAGCACAAGGATTATGAGTCGGCGAAGAAGCTTTTCGATGGTCGTCTTTCCAAGTATTTGGACGATCCAAAGATGGCGAAGAAGTTGTCTAAGGCTCTAAAGATCCCAATCAATGCTGTTTACGGTCTGAGTTCTGCCAGGTTCGAGAATCCGTTCTATGACAAGCGGAATGTCAACAACATTGTCGCTCTTCGTGGAGCTCTGTTCATGAAGACGCTGTTCGATGAAGTTGTGGAGCGCGGTTTTACAGTCGTTCACATCAAGACCGATTCCATTAAGATTGCCGATGCAACTCCTGAAATCATCCAGTTCTGCATGGACTTTGCCAAGAAGTATGGATATTCCTTCGAACACGAGGCAACCTACGAAAAGATCTGTCTCGTGAACAATGCCGTGTATGTGGCCAAAGCCGCATCTCCTGAGTGGTGCATGAACGCCTATGGATACATCCCCGAAGAAAACGATGCTGCCTATCTCGAAGCAGAAGGTTATTGGACTGCCACAGGTACTCAGTTCAAGGTTCCCTATGTCTTTGATACACTATTCAGTCATGATGGGATCACCTTCGAGGACAAATGCGAGGTGAAGTCTTCTAAGGAAGGAGCCTTATATTTGGACTTTAATGAAGATTTGCCAGAAGGCGAGCATTCTTATCGGTTCGTCGGAAGAGTCGGTCAGTTCACACCAATGAAACCCGGATGTGGCGCTGGCGAGCTTCTTGTCAAACGGGAAGATAAGAAAACCGGGGAAACCAAGTTCGTTGCCGCTCCTGGCACTACTGGCTATCGTTGGATGGAGTCCGAGGTTGTTCGAATGAACAATAAGCAGGACTTGGTAGATGATGGCTATTATATTTCCCTTGTCGACAAGGCGAAAGAAGTTATCAGCAAGTATGGTGACTTCGAATGGTTTGCAAGCTGATATTTGAAAGGAGACAATTATGTTGAAAGAGAAAGCTCAGTCCGCAGTCGGAGAAACCGTTGTTGATGGCGTGAAAGCAAAGCTGAAGCAGGATCTCAAGGAGAATTGGAAAGACTATGCGCTCGTAGCAACTGGCATTATTGGAGCCGTTGCAGGCGTTAATCTTTTGTTCAACATCATCAATCACCCGGTAGCTAGTAGAAGCAATATTCACTTTTATATTCACATTATTTAATTTCAAAAGGAGAATTAACTAAAATGGATAACCTCAAGATCGAAAATGCTCATGTAATTTACAAAAATTTTGCCGGTAATCGCGACCAGTTTCATCCTGGAAAGCGCAGTTTCTCTATTGAACTGGACGATTCCGAAGCGGCTGCTCTAGAAGCAGATGGTTGGAATGTTCGTCGTCGACCCACAAAGTCCGATCCGGATGTGATTATTAATACCATTCCTGTTGAACTGCGGTTTGATATTTTCCCGCCGAAGATTGTTATGATCGGCGAGAGCAGTAAGCGTGTAACATATCTCGATGAAGCCACCGTTGGACAGCTCGATACGGCAGCAATTAAGAATGTGGATCTTATGATTCGTCCCCGTGAATGGACTGCCGCCGGTAAAAGTGGCGTGAAGGCATATTTGAAGACCGCTTACGTTACTATCGAAGAAGATGACCTTGATCTAAAGTATGCTGCACTTCTTGAAGACGTAATGCAGAATGGTGCTTGTCATGCCACGAGCGACTCTGATGGTGAAGATGTTCCGTTCTAAGGAGTGAGGATTGGTGGCGATAACTCTTTATGACCATCAGTTAGAAGCACTAAAAGATATTTCCAACGGCTGTATTCTGTGTGGTGGCGTCGGTAGCGGTAAATCCATTACGGCCATCGCATGGTACTACTTACAAAACGGCGGTTCCATAATGTCGTTGCAAGGCGGTGAGTATATTCCAATGGATAGTCCACCTAAAGACCTATATATTATAACAACCGCACGAAAACGTGATACCAAAGAGTGGGAAGGGGAACTTATCCCTTTCCTGCTCTATCCCGGACAACCGAATTTATATTCTAATAAAGTTGTGATTGATAGCTGGAATAATATTAAGAAATACATTGGCATCACAAACGCGGTATTTATATTTGATGAGCAACGAGTCGTCTGCTATGGAGAGTGGACAAAAAGCTTTTTAAAGATTACAAAGAACAATCAATGGATTATGCTCTCTGCAACGCCCGGCGATACATGGTCCGACTATATCCCGGTCTTTATAGCAAATGGGTTCTACAAGAACAAAACAGAATTCAATTCGGAGCATGTGATATTTAAGCCATTCTCAAAATTTCCGCAGATCGACAGATACATCAATATCCAACGATTGACTAGACTACGTAATCGTGTTCTTGTCGATATGGACTTCAACCGAGCTACAACAAGACATAGCATCCAAGTAAGATGTGGCTACAATATTGATATTTACAAGTCAATCACAAAAGATCGTTGGAACCCGTACACAAAATCTCCGATCATGAATGTATCTGAGTTGTGTTCCGTATGGCGGCGCTGTGCAAATGAAGACCCGTCTAGGTCTGATCGGATTCTTGATATTTGTAGCAATCGAAATAAGGTAATTATCTTCTACAATTTCGATTATGAACTTGATATTTTAAGAGCATTACCTTACTCTGATGGAACTGAAGTGGCCGAATGGAATGGTCATAAACATCAAGAAATACCAACTTCGGAAAAGTGGGTTTACCTTGTCCAATATACAGCCGGAGCTGAAGGTTGGAATTGTATAAAAACAGATACAATTATATTCTATTCGCAAACCTATTCATATCGCACATTAGAGCAATCAATGGGAAGAATAGACCGTTTAAATACGCCATATAGGGATTTATATTACTACCATTTGCGTAGCATGGCGCCAATTGATATCGCAATTTCACGAGCACTTAAAAACAAGAAAAAATTCAATGAGACACGATATGTGTCTTCTATGACAACTTTGAAAGGGGTAACTAACTATGCGAAAGTATCTTCGTAATATTGCCAGAAAGAATATGGAACGTGCCGGCATCAAGCACTTTAATAGACATAAGGATAACAGCGGAAAGCGCACCGACAGCTATTTTGCGTTGAATTGGAGGGATTGGGTTAATGCCTGATATTCGGCAATTTGAGGTTGACTTCAATACCTATTGTAAACTCTGCAAGCATAAAGACATTCTCGAAACGGATGATCCTTGCAATGAATGTCTAGAGCAGTTCTGGAACTGGAATTCATCGAAGCCTATTAAATATGTTCCTGCGAGCAAAACGGACTCTGTACGGTCAAGAAAGGCCGACAAAGGACGTGGTATATGATCTCGCAAAAAATGCAGCCATTATAATGAAAGGAGGCTGCAAAGCCATGGGAAACAAAAATAATCAAATCTTTTATTATGGCCTTGGAGGGGCCGACAAGAACTTCAAAGTTCTGAATTATGAATTTATTGAATCCAGTAGATATTCTATCTGGGTCGAGAGAATAGTAATCGAACGATTATTGGATAGAAATCCAGGTGTCGTCGAGATATATGCAATCGACAACAGAAAAGGATTGAAGTGGGATCTCACTGAATCACTTAAGGAAGGTACGATAGAATCTTGTCAGCTGTTCAAAGACATTCTAAGAAGAGATGGGAAGAAGGTTTATCCGGCTAACAAGTGACCTTTATGGAACCTGGTGTATTTTACATCGGGTTCCAATTTTTATATTTTTGAAAGGAAAAGGTTAATGATTACTTTTGATCAGGTACGTAAATCACTTCCTAAAATTGGCGATGGTCGCCATGGCGGAATTGTGGATTACGTTAATGAGGAAAAATTTTGGTATCGGGTGCACTTCTCATGGGGGGCGGAGTGCTATAAAGCTCCAAAAGCCCAAACAAAAGAATGCTCCGAGGATAGGCGAAATAAACCGTTAAGAAAAAAGCCTCGAAAAGATATGAAATATGAAATTGTCGAAACCGGCAAAAAATATGCGAGCTTCGAAGAAATTGGCATTGATATTGGCTGTAATGGCGAACGAGCTCGTAATGCGTGCCGTAGAGGTAAAAAATGCATGAAAAAATGGACGATTAAATGTTTGGAGGAAGGGGATTAAACAAACATGGAAGTAAGTCGTGTAATTGTAAGGCAGCAGGTGTCAAAGTCATATAAAATGGCTGGCATTGCCATCATCTCTGCTCTCAATGTAGAAGAATTAGCACCACTCATGGATAAAAAGGATAGGACACTTGAAGATGCGACTCAACTTGCTCAGATACTTATTCAATTCGACAGAGCGGCAAAATTCATGGGTTTCAAAAATTGTCAAGACATGATGGATTTTGCAGAAATTTACGGAGCAGATGCGCTTTTGGCATGAGAATGGGATGATATTTTATGAATATATATTGGGAAAACGCGCCTATGGCAGGAATAAATTCAGATGGTTTTACAGTCCCATACTCAAGCAAAACATGAAAAAGGATGGAATTATCATCTTTTGGTGGCTTGGGCATAACTGGTATTTCTGTCTGAGGAAAACAAGTGGTAAGCATATATAGAATATGTAAGGATGCATTAAGAGAATGAGGATTGGCATCACTCATCAAAGGACTTTATTTCTTCACAAAAATAGCAACTACTATAACGAAAGGAGGTTAAAGTATGAAAAATATACAAGTATTTGAAACAAGAGCGATGACTGAATTAGTTTCGGATGAGTTAACCAGTATGGCGCAAAAAGCACTTGATGAATATTGGTTATGTTTCAGTTGCAGACGTATATGGCTTTCTGTGTGATATTGCTGGACGTATCGAATCCAGTGATAAAACATTTGTGAATAATTTATACGGCCGGACCGAAGACCCCATGTATTCGAGTGCGGCGCACACGAAATAGGGGTTACCTTACTTATGGCTTAGAACTATCAGATCAGAAACTATTGTAAAATGTAGAAACTAAACTTGAATACTCTATAAAATAAGATGCTTCATAGCGTCTTATTTTTTTAGTCGAGTACCAACCGATGCTTAGTAAAGAAAAAAAGGAGAATAATATTTATGCTGAAAATTGAAAATAGCGAAGTTATGGGCTGGGAAGCTGCCATCCGTGGTATGCGGAATCCTTTAAACTCTTGGGATAAGAGTGATAGCGGTTACATATATGAAGACAAGGTAACATCGGCACATATTGTCGCTGAGGATTATGGAGATGGCATCCCGCTCGTTATTGGTACAAATGACCAGGATTTAATGAAACGTCTTCGCAATGCTGGCACCGACCATCGCAAGTTCATGCGGATGATTACGGTCTATCTTGACATCACTGCCCCGCTGTACTGGTGGAAGGAGTTTGATACCTATAAGGTTGGCACAGTTGCTAATTCCTGCTCTACGATGCATAAGATCGCAGCGAAGGAGTTTACATTTGATGACTTTAGTCATGAAAAACTTATAAACTCTGCATGTATGGAGATTCAAGAACAGCATATTTGCATTAGCCCGATACAGGCATTGGCAACAACTATCGAGTGTTTGAACTCCTACCGGGATTTATATTTGCAGACCAATGACAAAAAATATTGGTGGCAGCTCATCCAGCTCCTGCCATCTTCTTATAACCAGAAGCGGACAGTCATGCTGAACTATGAAGTCCTGGCAAACATTTACAAATCCCGTCGGTATCACAAACTCAATGAATGGCACACGCTCTGTAATTGGATTGAAAGTCTACCTTATTCTGAGCTGATTGCTGGCGAGTTTGATGAGACGGAGGATGACAATGGAACGTCAAATTGATTATACAAAACATTTCATTATTCTTAGCGAAAAAAAATATGGAAAGGTTGGCCTCTAGACGGCCCACTTTTATGGAAGGCGAAGATGATTTTCCAAACACGATAATGGTTACCGCGGAAGGATATAAAAATCTTATGAAATTTTGGGGAGATGTAAATGATTAAAACATTTGTCAAGAAGCCTGTAAAAGTCCAGGCAGTTCAATGGACCGGAAATAATTATGAAGAGGTTGCCAATTTCGTTGGCCGTGTAACGTTCCCATACGCTTTCGATAACAAAGTAATTATCGAAACACTCGAAGGAGCGGTCGCTGCCCGCAAAGGCGACTGGATTATCCGAGGAGTTAAAGGAGAATTCTATCCATGCGCGCCCGATATTTTTGAGAAGACGTACGAGGAGGTCTGAAAATGAGCGATATGGAACAATGGGCAAAAAGAGAAATCGAACTTGCATGCAAGCAAGAGCGAGGCGATAAGGATCCTAACGAATGGGACTATGGCGTTGCATGTTATAAAAGTGCTTTTAAGGCCTTCAAGAGGCTTATGAAAGATGGACATTCCGGATGCAGCATTGGTTTTACCATGAATATCCTAAATCGACTAGTGCAATGTAAACCACTCACACCTATCGAGGACGCGCCTGATATTTGGCATGAGATTGGGTTCGTTGAAACCGGTCTCGTTAAAAATTTGCAGTGTAGTCGTATGTGCTCTTTCTGGAAATATATTTACCCAGATGGGACCGTTGAATATTCTGACAATGACCGTGTTGTTACTTATCATATAGACCATCCGACCGTTTGGTGGCATAGCCAGAGGATTGTCCATCTTATTGATGAAATGTTCCCAATCACTATGCCTTATTACCCTGAGAGAAAGCCCTATAAAGTCTATATTTACCAAGGCCTTACTGACCACAAGAATGGAGACTGGGACACCACTGCGGTTCTCTATGTCATCAAACCCAACGGGGAGCGTGTAGACATCAATAGATATTTTGATGAAACAGGCGAAACTAGAGAAATCACGAAAGAAGAGTATCAAGAAAGAGAAAAGCGTTTTGTGAATCAGGATCATGAGAAATATGTAATCGCGTAAATTAGAATAGCCGAAGCTTAATTATGAGTGAAGGACGGACTACAACTCCTCCTTCTTTTTATTTTTGACGAATTTAAAAGGAGAAAATTATGGAGAAAGAAATTAAGCGTGGGGACTATGTTGTATTGGCTGGTTTGCGGAATGAGCTATACTATGATTTCGGTTGCGCCCCTCAGCATGTTTACTACGACTACCTTAACACGGATACTGCTGCCACACAAACATTGGCAGACCTATTTCGATCTGGCCAAAATATCTTAAAAGGAGAATCTACTATGAAAAACACAAACAAGAAGCCTACCCCGTCTAATCCGATCAAGCAAGTTATCTTCAACGGTCCTGCGACAATCGTTTATTGGAAGGATGGCAGCAAAACTGTCGTGAAGTGTCAGGAAGGCGCTGTGAATGACCCAGAAAAGGGCTTTGCCATGGCGGTTGCTCGTCATTATTTCTGTGATATTCTGGGAATGTCCCGGTATGACGGCATTTTCAAGAAGTATCTGCCAAGGGAGAAGTAATAATGAAAGCAAAAATGAAGCCGACCTAAGCCGTTTTACAGATTCCTATAATGCTATTATGTGAAGTTTGGATAAAATGAACACAGTTATAATTTTCAAACGAGGAGGTCCATTAATGCGTAAAAATGTTCATCATCGTCGCCCTAATATTTTCCTTTCTCCTTGGAGCGTGTTGTACGGTCGAGGTTGAAGCGTCCCAAGATAATCCGATAAAAATCTGGCCGGAAAATGAAAACGGTCCATATAGAACCCTATGTGTTGTCGATGAGGAAACTGGGGTCAATTATATTGTGACTGCCATTGAAGCATATGGTCGTTGGTACGGCATTGCTCTTACGCCTCGCTTGAATGCCGATGGTTCCGTATACACAAGTAAATAGGAGGTTACAATGAAACGCGAAGAATTTATATCCGAACTTAACAAACGAAGCCCTTATTTTACACTTAATGCATCTAAATATGGCAGTATTTTGGCTAAAAGTTTTCTTTTTGACGGAGATAAAAAGAAGTTGCAAATTTCTCAGGAGGAATGCGCTGAGCTTATCCAGGCGATCAGCAAGAAGATACGCGGAATCTCAACAGACAACTACGATATTCTCGAGGAATTGGCCGATGTAAAAATTTGTTTAGACATGATCGCAGGTGCTTGTGATTTCACAGGTCATGATATTCAAAGGGCAATTGATGTAAAAATCGAACGGGAACGAAAACGACTCAATTCTTTAGGTATTACCGATGAGGAAATTGGAATTGATAACGAGGAAGGGGAATAATTATGACATTAATCCCGTAAAACTTATCGGTTTAAATGCGCCAATTGCGGTTGCATCTATGAAGAAAACAGAGGATAAGTGCATTCATTTATGGGTTTGTTCCGAAGGGCAATATACTGTTCGGTGCCGATGCCCAATGACATTTTGCAATTATGACAGTTATTCAATTGAGATTGTCGATAATTAAGGAGGGTGTATATGCTTAGTAATAAAATTTACGAAAAAGAAATCGATATTCGCAAGAAGATCTTGGGCATTGATACTCGTAAAACAAGAATCAGAACTCTTGTCAATGGTCACTATGCGGAACTGTATGGCGTTGACACAGAACCAACCGATGTAGATTTTATTGGTAAGGTAATTGTTCCAAATACAAAGGCTTTTGAGGAAATCTATAAAGCAGAAGCTTATGCAGTAATCTATTCGGATTTTGGAGAAATTGGCAAACATCTTACAATTCTCTTCGTATCCAGCGATCGAGATATTTGGGATGACGACAAGAAGTGGCTTGAAAAAATGGAGCCGTTTTCTTACGTCTGTAATCTAACGTATCCAGAATATTCCGAATTTGGCACTGTGCTTCTAAAATGTCAGGATGGCGAAGTCGAAAGGATTGGATGAAATGAACACAGTTATAAATTTCAATGATGATATTTTCAAAGAGTATCCAGGACGCTTTAACATCTATTTCAAAGCACCATGCCTGATTTTAAGAATCATGATGCTTATTGAAAAAGGCTGGAATATTAAAGCGGTTTACTCTGGTGATACTCTTGATATTTACGATTGGGTTCGTGTTTATGTAACAGCACCTCCTGATCGTGGCAGCACGAAATACCTATATATGCTTGAGAACGGCGTTGCAAAAAGTGAACACGAGATGATGCTATTTCTTGATGCAATAGAGGAGAACAAATAATGGAGATTTTATTGATCTTATTGGGCTATATCGGAATCAAAATTGGAGCTGGCTGGTTTTATTGGCTATGCTATATTCTTTTTCTTGTTATTCAGTTAGCTGAAGAATGTAGGGGGTGCGAATAATGTTTTCATGTTATGGCTGTACAAAGCGTACTCCTACATGTCATGCAACTTGTAAGACTTATATTTTGGAGCAGAAAGAGTGGCTTGAGCTAAAGCGAAAAAATAGAGATCCACTTAAGAACTATGTCTCCCGTGCGATTGTTATTAATCGCGATATTTCTGCCAAGAGAAGACGAAATCACCCATTAAAGCCTGGCTGCATTAGATAACTCGCAAAAATTGCATACCATATAATGAAGAGAAAGCAACTCTTATTATTCAAATTTTTATATTATTAAAAAGAGGTATTATTATGTTTAATGTTGCTATTCTTACTGTGGCATGCGCTTGTGTGCATCTCTATGTTGCTCTCGAGATTAAGGAAGAGCAGAAGAAAGCTAAGGAGGAAGGTTATGAACTATTTATCGCTTGATATTATCAAGTAAAAGTAGGATGGATTACATTTCCTCCTGCTTTTATTTTTTGAAAAAAGGAGAATATAAAAATGCCAATAGTAGGTTTGCTTGTAGCGTTTATCATATTGCTTGGGACTGGAGCGTTTATATTTAACTGTCCAACCATCGGAGGAATTTTTGTTGGCGTTGCCTTTGCAATGGCATATACGGCAATTGCAAATAAACTCAAGTAAGGAAAGGATATATAAGATGTTTGTTACATTTATGGCACTTTTGCTAATAGCGGTTATTATCGCATGGTACATCTTTAAGTGGGCATTGATATTTGCACTGTACGCTTTCTTATTTCTCCTAGTATTCTTTGCCCTTCTATGTTTGCTTTAAGATCTGGAGGATTATCGATGTTTTTAAATTTTGCGTTAATGTGTTTTGCCGGAGCACTTGCGGTGATATGTTCGTTAATGAATGTATCCGCAGGAGTTTTTATTTGTGTGATTCTCGTTGCGGTTTTTTGGCTGCTATTTATTTTAGACAATACTAATATTTAAAAGTAAAGGATTGATATTTATGACAATTAAAGAAGCTACCAAAGAAGACATTGCTGCAATGAAACAACGTCTAAAAGAGAAAAAAGCGGACTTGCAGATGGACTCCGTTGTGCGAATGGTTAGCCAGTCGAAACATAGGGACGCGAAAGGAATGTGCAAATGATTAGAGTTGTACATATAATACATTATACAGTTATCAAATCGGATTCTAATCAAACATATGAGATCCGAGTATTTTATTCCGGAATGTATAACGATCCAATCCGGGATTTTTTTGTTCCATTTTCGGAAGTCCATAAGTACCTAAAAGGATATGCTCGTATGGGTTACGTAGCAGACAGAATTGATATTTGAAAGGAAGTTATAAAAAATGAATTTTAATGATGGAAAAAATATTGAAAATCCTTGTGATAAATGCAAAAATTTCGAATTTTGTAAATATGCCATGGCTTCGCAGGAGGCTCTCAGCGGCCTTAAGATCGGAGATGGTAATGGCCCCTTCTCCATTATAGTATCCTGTCGTTATCGCTCTACTCGAATTGACAGGCCTTTACCAGAAATTAGTATGACATATTGATATTTTGAAAGGAAACAGATAATGGCCATCATGTACAATTTTACAGAGAGAAACCCAAATGTCACTGTTAGAGAAGCCGGCTACGTTTGTCGTGTTAGCGAAACGACAATTCGAAAAGCAATCAAAACCTATGACATGCACACATGGAGAGATGACCGTGGTGTTATCCATATTCGTAGCCTCGATTTACTTAAGTATTATCGCCATAGATGCGATGTGCAACTACGAGCAATGGAGGGCAAGCTGAGAAGTCTTGTCCATAAGAGGCGTGTTGCTTTAGAAAAGTATGACGACCTTAGAAGAGAGTATGATTTCCAGCTCGAAGGCGAGGCTCATGGTGTAACTGAAAAAGATATTAAGGATGCTTTTGATGATGTTGAGAGACTGACTCATGAACTCAGCGATGTGTCATTCAGGCTTCACGAATTCCTGGATATGGATTCTACCTGGATTTGATACAACTGCATTCATAAATAACGCCATATATTATAGAAGGGCACGGCTCTAATTTATATTTTAGGAGGACAAACCATGTCTATTATCAAAGGCGCAAAGTACGTATGTGACCGTTGCGGTAAAGAGGCATTCGTGGAACAGACACGTGAAGAAATAAAGGAGAAGCCTGGTTCCTTCATCGTGCGGTGTCCAAAACCCGTCGGCTGGGACTCATATCACAATGGCGAAGAGCTGCTGTGCGATGAATGTGTTGCAAACATTCCACAGACTAATTAAGCAATCCTATTGAGAGACCGCCTGATATTTACAGATGGTCTCTCTTTTTATCAATTTTTTGGAGGTATGAATAGTGAAAGGTGAAATTGGTAGAATTTATATTTGTGATTCCTGTGGAAAGCAGACTTTTGGCAGGGGTATTGCGGGAGAGTTTCTGATTGACGCAGAGGGCACCCACACTTGGTTTACAAAATTTGAAACTCCTTGCGGATGGTCGCTATGGAAAGGGAGAGACCTTTGCCCAGTATGTCGACCCGATAGACCCCCAATCCGTCTTTGGGCCAGACTCGGCGTTGATTTATTTCTTACAGAAGAACAGTATGATGCGATCATAAACGCTGATGTTGATTACGATGTGGCTGAGAAAACATTTATAAATGTAATTAAGGCTGGACTATTTGAGCCTTGTGGCGACAGTTACATTCCAAGCGAAGATGGCGGAATCGATATTGGAAATTTTAATATATAGAATGGGAATCCAAATGACATATATGATCACTTTACAATACATAGGCAATGATGGATGCCTGGGATATTTACCAATTACAGTATGATTAGGAGACACTATGGATATTATCTCTGTCAATTTAGAAAACTCGGTCACTCGGTGTGTTAATGGATGCACCGATAATATTCGCATTACCGCTGATAAAATCACACTATCCAGCGTTACGACCATGATGATGTATGATGGCGTGGATGGTAAATTCGGTTATCAGAATGGTTCTGTGTATTTTGCTCGCATCTCTCGTTTAGATGATAATCGCTGGACTGTGGATGCTGCTGGATTAAATCCTATTGCATATGGCAGTCATGCGGCTGTTTTTAAGGAGTGGATTGTTGTATGATTTGGACATACATGCGCATATTGCAGGACCGTGTTTTATCCAGAACATGCCGAACAGCTTCATATTGAATTTGATCCTAGAACAGAAGGGTGGAAGCTTCATATTTGAGGTATATAAGTGAAGGAGAACAGCTGAGATCCCGCAGAATTAGTCTTGGAATGAGTGTTTCTAGAGTTGCCAAATTGACGTTTTTGTCAAGACAAGCAATTTATAACATTGAAAATGGGATTGGATCAAAAGTAATGACAAACTACTTGAATTTATTTTATAAAGATTTTGAGAAAAAATTAGGGAATTTTTAAAACAAATGACTTTAAAAATGTCCACGTAGTTGACAAAACTGGAATAGTCAATTTTTAAAAGCCGTTTTCATTTTTGTCCACGTAGTTGACACTTTTGGACGATTTTTCATTTTTGTCCACGTAGTTGACACTTTTGCGGATAAATGGATAAATTATTTTTCAACTACACACGAGAAAAAATAAAATATATAAAAGACTTAGCGAAAAAATTTAGCCATTTAGCCAGAAGGAAATCCTGCTGAAAAAAATGATATTCTAAAAAGAGGACTTCCTACGGAGAGTTCTCTTTTTGCTCTCGCAATTTTTTCCTTCTATTTAATGAACAATATTAAAAGGAGGAAATTATTATGTTTCTAAGCGGATTGATTTTTGGTATGTTGATCGGGGCACTTCTGGTCAAGTTGCACAGACTTCTGAATGAAGTGGATTCGAAAGCTAAGCAAATGACGGAAGATGCCAAGGCAACATATCAGTTCTGGCGGGAGAGACGTAAGGCTCAAAATTGATTTTGTCAAAAGAGAACTGGTTTTACAACTGGTTCTCTTTTTATCCTCGCATATATTTCCGACTATTTAATGAAGAATAAAACTTTAGGAGGAAATTATATGAAAACTATAATTGGCTATGTGATTAATACATTTAGATGGAATAGCATGGCAACGTTTGGAATACTTGTTGCCCTTAGTTTATATGTCACCATTGTTGGCATATATAATGTTGGGCCAATATTCAAAGCGTTGTGGTATGCTTCGGCATTTGACTGTTTTATATCTACGGCAATTGTAATTGGGTTAAAGAATTTCAAGAGAGTTTGATATTTGCAAAGAGAACTGGTTTTACAACTGGTTCTCTTTTTATAGTTACTGAATATCTCGCAAAAAATGCATATCGTATAATGAGAGGAAAAGAATCCTCATCAAATTATATTAAAGGAGATTAGTATTATGTTGAAGGAGATTATTGTTACTACTTTGATGGTTATCATTATGGTAAGCTTGCTGGCTATCCCAGCAAATGCCATGTCTATGTATGAAGATAACAGACCTGTAGGTGTTATTGGACTTGATCTATTGACCAAATATGTGGAGAAATATAACGAATGTGAAGACGATTCGTATGATCCCGACTATAAGGTTACAATGGGAAAAGTTGATACAGTATGGGTTGTTTATCTTGAGGGGTATACAGAAGCATTTGAAGGATATGAAGCAGTTGCCTGCTATGATCATTATCCGTCTGAGAAAGAAATGAATATTCTTTGGGCTAACAGAGTTACTGATGACGAGTTTAATAATATTCTTGATGAAATTGGAATAAATTGACTCTACAAGGAAGATTCGTTGAAATTTCAACGGGTCTTCTTTTTGCCTTATGGAGGCTCGCAAAAATTACAGGGGGTGTAATAGAGAGGGAAACAAATTTTACGTTTTCTTTATATTTTATGGAGGTATGGAATGAAACGAGAAAATAACTTTCAAGGTTCTTTGATTAAAGAATTAAAAAAGATATTTCCAAATTGTATTGTTTTGAAGAATGATTCTTCTTACATTCAAGGTATTCCAGATCTCTCTATTTATGTCGGAGATAAATGGGCATTGCTTGAATGTAAAAGGAGTTCAAATGAGGCACATCAACCAAACCAAGACTTTTATATTTCGAAAGCAAATGATATGAGTTATGCATCGTTTATCTATCCGGAGAATAAAGACAAAGTCATCGAAGAGCTTAAGCTATATTTTGCTTAGGCTCTTTTATTTTTGAAAGGAGAACAAAAAGTGGCTTTTGTATTTAATCCTCATAGAAACCTTGTTGGACAACATGCGCTGCTTAGTGCAAGCAAGTATCATTGGACACGTTATGATGATGAAAAATTTGTAAATTTTTATAGTTCGGCATTGGCTGCTCAGCGCGGCACCGAATTGCATGACTTTGCAGCCAAATCAATTAAGCTCGGTGTAAAACTCTCAGGTAATTCTACATTAGCAATGTATGTAAACGATGCAATTAGTTTTGGGATGACTCCAGAGCAGCCTCTTTATTACTCCGAAAACTGCTTTGGTACTGCGGATTCTATTATATTTAATAGAAATAAACTTCGTATTCATGACTTAAAAACTGGAGAAGGTCCGACTTCTATTGTTCAGCTTAGAATTTATGCGGCATTATTTTGCTTGGAGTATGCCATTAGTCCGGAAACTATAAAAATAGAATTAAGAATATATCAATCTGGAACCAAAGTATGTGAGGAAACAGATCCGGACGAAATTAGAAAGATCATGGATACCATTATACATTTTGACAAAATGATATTTGATATGAAGAGAGGGGTAAGCTGATATGCCTTTTGGTGAATGCGATTATAGATATGGCTATTCTGTGGTCAATGATGAATGCGTAGAAGACGAAGTCCTTTCTGACGATGAACTCGAACATTACGGCACTCCAAGGCATTCCGGAAGATATCCTTGGGGCTCTGGAGAGAACCCATATCAGCGTACTGGATATTTTAGGCGCGGTCTTGCCGAAATGAGAGATAAGGGTTTGACTGATAAAGAAATTATGAAAGCCATGGGACTTTCTTCTACGGAATTTAGACAGATGAATTCTATTAGTAAAGATGCCCAGAGAGCCGAACGGATTTCTGAAATTAGAAGACTTAAAGAGCAGGGACTTTCTAATGTTGAAATTGGTAGGCGGATGAATATTAATGAAAGTGTAGTCCGAAATTTGCTAACCCAGAATTCTTCCGAAAGATCTCAACTTACAAGAAACGCTGCCGATTTTATGAAGAAGCAGATGGAGACAAAAAAGTATCTTGATGTTGGCGAGGCTTCTGAACGTGAACTTAGTGATATTCTCGGATATAAAGTCACAGCAGAACGACGAGATACCGCTCTGGCCATGCTTAGACAGGAAGGTTTCGACGTTGTTGAAATTCGTGTTCAGCAAGCAACCAATAAGCGCAACTTTACAACAATGAAGATTCTCGCTCCGGAAGGCACCACGAAACAAGATATCTACAACAATCTTGAATCAATAAAATCGATTGGAGATTATGATACGGTTTCTGAAATGACATCCCTTGGTTTGAAGCCTCCTGTTAGTATTGATTCTAGTCGAGTGCAGGTTCGATATCGAGATCAGGGTGGTTTAGAAAAGGATGGAACGATTGAACTTCGACGTGGTGTAAATGATATTTCTCTTGGTGGTGCTAATTATGCTCAGGTTCGTATCGCCGTTGATGGAACCCACTATTTGAAGGGAATGGCCGTTTATTCTGACAATCTCCCCGATGGCGTTGATATTTTGTTTAACACAAATAAAACGGAAGACGTTCCAATGCTTGGTCCTAAAGATAATACCGTTTTAAAGCCAATGAAAAAAACGCCAGATGGTAAAATTGATATGGCAAATCCATTTGGCGCGACTATTAAAAAACAGGTTGAATATGATGGCAGCGATGGTGAAAAACATCAAGGAACGATTAACATCGTAAACGAAGAAGGAAACTGGGCTGATTACAGTAAAACGCTCTCAGCACAGGTTCTTTCTAAGCAGCCAATTTCTCTTATTAAGAGACAGCTGGATCAGTCATATGACGAAAAGAAGAAAGAATTCGATACGATTATGTCGTTGACAAATCCTGCTGTAAAAAAGAAGCTGCTCGATACATTTTCAGAGGATTGTGACTCTGCTGCTGTTAATCTTAAAGCCGCCGCTCTTCCAAGACAAGCAACGCAGGTAATTCTCCCTCTCACGACAATTAAATCGACCGAAGTATTTGCTCCACAATACCGAGATGGCGAAGAAGTTGTCTTAATTCGCTTCCCTCACGCCGGTGTTTTCGAAATTCCGAGACTCGTTGTTAATAATCGTAATAAAGAAGGCAAGAGCTCCATTGGTGCAGACGCCAAAGATGCAATTGGTATTAGTTCTAAGGTGGCAGAGCAGCTATCCGGAGCTGATTTTGACGGAGACACAGTTCTCGTAATTCCCGTTAGCGATAAAATTCGTATTCGTTCCGAGAAACCTTTGAAAGAATTAAAAGATTTCGATCCGAAGATTGAATATAAAGGCTATCCAGGAATGAAAAAGATCAATCCGGACTATAAACAAAAACAAATGGGCGTCGTTTCCAATCTTATTACGGATATGACGCTTCAAGGTGCTCCAAATTCTGAGATTGCTAGAGCTGTTAAGTATTCAATGTGTATCATTGACGCCGAGAAACATAATCTTGACTATAAACGTTGCTATCAAGATTGCGATATTGATTCATTGAAGAAAGAGTATCAAGGCGGTGGCGGCGTTGCAACGCTTATTTCTCGTGCCAAAAGTGAGGTTCGTGTTCCCGAAAGAAAGAATTTCAGTATTGATCGAGATACAAATTCTTTAACGGGAGAACGTAAGTTCAGGGAGACAGGACGAATCTTCACAGATAAGAATGGTGTGAAGAGTTATGCGGAAGAAAAGTCAACTCGTATGTTTGAGACAAATGATGCGAGAACGCTTATTTCTGAGGCCGATACCCCAACTGAACGTGCATATGCAAATTATGCAAATCGCCTGAAAGCTTTGGCTAACCAAGCACGTAAAGAGTATGTAGCCACCCCCTCTATTCAAACAAATAAGACCGCCCAGCAAACCTATGCTTCTGAAGTCGATTCTTTAAAGGCCAAGCTAAATGTGGCACTTAAGAACGCCCCTAGGGAGCGTCAGGCTCAGATTGTTGCCAACGTTGTTGTGAAGGCTAAGAAGCTTGAGAACCCCGATATAACTAAAGGAGAAGAGAAACGACTTCGGCAACAGGCACTATCCGCTGCTAGGATACGCTTTGGGGCTAATAGGCAGAGTGTTCGTATTAATATTACGGATAGAGAATGGGATGCTATACAATCTGGTGCCGTTAGTAATAGTCTACTCATGCGGGTACTGGCTAATACTAATATGGATGATGTTAAGCAGCGTTCTATGCCACGTGGCGATGCAGAACTCTCTGATGCCAAGCAACGTAGAATTCACAATATGATCGCCGCAGGACGCACAATAGCCGAAGTTGCAGATGCCATAGGTGTCTCAGTGTCTACGGTCAATAAATACAGTTAAATGGAGGTGATACTTTATGATTGAAAAGCAATCTATGTTGTCGACAATTGACAATCCTTGGAATCCTTTTACGCAATTCAGCGAATGGTATGCTTTTGATGTGAGTCATGGGTATCACTCCTGTGCTGTTTTGGATCGATTTGCAAAGACTTCAAATGAATTATCTGATGCTGACAATTCTGTTGAAATCTCAAATGCAATTGATGAGATTATTAAATGCGATCCAAGACATGTTTTTATAAAAGTCACAAACTAATACCGCCATATGTCCGCTTAGTTCGACTCGAAAAAGAAAGTGAAAAGCAAAATTTTATTACATTTTTAAGTTTTCAAAGCTTAAGGTATGTTCCCCCTCACGGAATATAAACAAGAGTGTAGTGCCATAGGGGAGGGGTAATATCTATACACCCCACCCCCTGCAT